CATCGACCGTCCAAGTCGAGCAGCCACCATAGAGCAATGTGTTGTTGCGCGTGGTCAGGCTCCAGCGCGACGCAAGGGGCGGTGCCAGCACATTCGGAACGGTCAGATATTGCAACGGCACGCCGGGATCCGCGCGCAAGCTGACCGCCGAGACAGCCGCGAAAGCCGCCGCCCATTTCCATGTCGGCGTCGGGGAATCGTTGAACGGAATGCACGTGATGTGCTGGTTGTTGAGCGTGGTGGCGAACGCTGCGTTGGCACCAGCCGTGCCACGCTTCGCGATGAAACAATGACCGTAGACCTGGCTCGACCAGGACCACCGGCCGGTCGCGTCGTTCAGCAGCGCGGCGATCGCCGCCAGCGAGACGGTGTCGGTCAACGAGCAGACGATGAAATCGAACGATGTGTCGAGCAGGTTCGACAACGCGGTCGTCAGCACGGGGTTGGATGCACCGTTCGCCATGGGGGTCACCGAGGCGGCTAGCCCAGCCGGCATCGCTTCCTGGCTGGCGGGGCCCTTAAATGCGAAGCGGATGTCGATATCATTTCCGCATTCGCCGCCGTTGCGGGCGGTCAGGTTGACCTTGCTGGCGACGGTTACATCGACGACTGCGGTCACCGGGAGGCCGGACGTCGCATTGATCGCTGCCGCGACCGTGGTTGCCACTTGCGCCGCAGTTTGCCCGCTTGCGATGATCGGGGAAACGGTGCGACCCGCGATGTAAAGCGGCAGAGTGCCGATCGCCGTCGTCGGGCCGGTGAACGTGATGGCCCCGGTCGCCTGAACTGCGGCGACATCGTCGATCAGCGGGAGGACCCACATCTCACCGCTCGGATCGCCATCGCGATAAGCGTCGATCATGCCCGCCAGAATGGACCCTGGTCCTGCAGCGGTGCGGCCGTCGGACTGCGATGAGCAAATCGCGGGCACATTGGCGGTGAAGGTGCCGCTGGGCAGTTTTTGGCCGATCAACAGGGCGCGCTGCGTCTGCGCCGAAGTGTTGGCCTTGGAATTGTCGAGCTCGGCGTAGAAGAGCGGGACGCGCAGGTTCGACGGGATATTTTTGAACGGGATCGGCATGGTTCAAGCCTCCTGGTCGGGTGCGGTGCGCGGGGATGCGCCCTTCGGCGCAGGCGGGGCCTCGACCGGGGCAGCGGCAACATCGCCGTCCGCCAACAGGCGCGCCCAGACCAGGTCCGTGGGATCGATGTCGATCCCATCGGAGTCGACCGGACGACGCGTCGCGGGGTCCCGGACCAGACGGCCCGGCACGGAGACAATTTTCATAGGAATTTCCTCAGCGCGTAAGATCGGCGGTGAAGCCGGTTGGCGGGAATGCGGGCCAGCGGCCGTCAATTTCATTGAGATCGTCGCTCTCGGTCGGCGCGAAGTCTTCCGGCCCTTGGTAAAACTCCAGCGCGAGGTCGCACTGAATACCCGCCAGATGCGTCTCGCCATCGGAGTTGTACGAGAGCTGGCTGTCAATCGAAGCGATCTGCGAGATCTTGGTCGTGAGCAGATAGCTACCCACGATCGCTACCTCCGCCTCACGCTGCATACGCCACAGTTCGGCTTCGGCCTCCGCTGCGCCAGCGTCACCCACCGCCGCAATCGCCGAGACTTCTCCGATCAAGCGGATCGTCGTGGTGACAGTGAAGGCGGGGCCGCCGCCACGGCCGAGCGATTGCTTGCTCTCCCGTACGACCCGCGCGCGCCAGTTGGGATACTGGTCGTTCTGCGTCGGACGGTCGCCTGGTCGGTATACTCGGCTCCCGGCGACGGTCGCGCCATCGACGCGAAGGGCCGCAACAACGAGATCAAGCAGTTCAGCCGACGTAGTCACGGAATTGGGCCCATCAGGATGAGCTTGGCGTGCCCATGTCCGTCCAGCCGCACATCCTTGACGATGAAGGTCCCTGGCACCGACGGGACGAAAACCCTGTCGTCCTGCAGAGGCTCACGTTGCAGGAATAGGGAAGTTCTCACGCCAAGGCACGGCTTGCGCGTTGTGACCTCGGATCCTTCGCCATCAATGGTGATGTCGGCATAGGCGCGATCAAACACCGCATCGGGAAGTTGAAAGGGTGCGAGGCCGAGCGGCGTGTAGGTCGGCCACGAAGCACGATCGACTGGGACGCCTTCTCCAAAGATCCCCATTACGGGCCCGAGGATCATGGCGTCCCAGTCGATCGCCATCGATCAGGCGCCCTGGCGTCCGGTCCGCAGCACCTCGGGACGCTTGCAGATGAACAGCGGATATTCGTACGCTTCCATGCGCCACCAGGCATTGCGGTCGCGATCGAAGATCGGAACGACGTAGCGTTCCTTGCCCGGGGTGTTGATCCAGTCGAAGGATTCGCCCGGTGCCATCGCCTTTTCGAAGATACCCAAGGCATTCTTGGGGAAGAATTTCACCTTATCGTTGGGGATCTTGATCGAGCTGTTATCGTCCGACCCACGATAATTGACCCAATCAACGCCGGCGAAGTTGAAATGCTTGAAGGCTCCGCCGACGCGCAGCTCGGATGCATCACTCCAGTTCTTGAACGTCTTTTCGACGTCCACATGGGTGATGAATTTATCGTAGAAGGAATCGCCACACAGTCCGACGACGCTGGTCTGGGTGGTGAAGCAACCCTGAGCGGACCGGGCCATGTCGCGCGTCATCGCGTTGATGATCGGGCGCAACGACGATTCGATGTTCGCATCGAGGTTGAAGCCGACTTCCGCCGGCGCGACGAACTCGAATTCGTCGAACCAATTGTACCAGACGCTGCCATCTGCATCGAGCAACACGCCCTGCACGGCAGCCAGACGCTGATATTCTTCGGTATAGTCGAGATGCGTCAGAATGCCGGTCGGTCCACCGAGGCGGCGCGCGACCTCGGTCTGGACCTGCATCAACACTGTCTCTTCGCCGAACTCGCGGATATTCTGCAGCTCATGGCTGTGAATGGTGTCGCCCTTGAAGATCCGCGGCACGTCGAAATAGCGCATCTTGCGCCGCTCGGTCGTGCGCTCGGAATTTGTCGGTTCGCCGCGCTGACTCATCGGCACGATGCTGAGCACGCCATTGCGTTCCTCGACGGCGAGCGCCGTCGTGCGGATCGGGTTCGGCGTGAACAGATCCATGTCGTTCAGGGTCTGCGGCAGATGGGGAATACGCTCGACCTGGCTGGTCATCGCGACTTCCGAAAAGGCGTCGTTGCGGAAAATGTTGATCATGGACATGGCGGAAAGGCTCCATCGATGGGGGCTGCGCCGGGGATGGGCCGCAACCGGGTCCGCCCCGGGCAGCGCGAAGCCACCCAGGGACAGGCATTTTTCGGAAGGGATGACGCGGCTCGGCCGCGCCGGATCAGATGCTGAGGATGCCCTGCTTGGTCAGCTGGGCGAGCGCTGCGGTACGCTGCGAAAGGGTGGTGACATTTGCGCCCCAGGTCAGTTCAGCTGCCTGGACCTTCATCGGGCCCCGCACGTTCGCGACGGCGCGCCGATCCGCCGAGGTTGCGTCGCGGTAGCCGCTCCAAAGCACCGCGCCGGCATATTGCAGCCCGGTGACCGAGGTCGGATCATAGGGGAAATATTTGGTCGCCCCGGTGACCGAAATGGTGAGGCTGTCACCGCTGACGAAATCCGTCGTGCCATCGGCAAGGGTGAAGCCAAGGCCGCCGCCGCTGAACGCGGATGCCACGTTGCCGTGGCCGATTTCGACGCCGGTCGGATCCTCGACGATGAAGGTACCGGCATTTGCATTGGGTTCGACGAAGAACAGCTTGTAATCGCCGACCTTGGCCGCGCCGGACACGGTGATCGCGCCGATCGCGCCGTTGCCGACGTTGGTGCCGAGCGCCGTCGCGGCAGCCGCGCCGCCGGTCAGCTGCGCCGCGAGCACGAGACCGGCGAGGCAAAGCCCAGCGCCAGAGCCGAGTACGATAGATTCACGGGTGAGCATGCCGTCGCTGGGATCCCAGACGACGAAGCCGCCTTCGCGGCGCATTTCGGTAAGCGGGGTGATCGTGGGAGTGCCCATGGGGGGCTCCTTTCGGAATAAGGGGGGATGTTGGGGGCCGGGTGGCGGTACGTCGGATCAGCGGGGGATGGACTTGATACCGGCACGCTGGAACGCGGCGTCCCAGCTGTGGCTGACTGCCTTCAGCCCGGTCGGGCCATGGCTATCGCTGCCGAGCTGGACGTTGCGGCTGGAGCGGTCCTGGCGCGCATGGCGATTGCCGCCGGCATCGTCGCGATCGTCGCGCTGGCGGCCACCCTGGCCTTTGAGGACCGTGATGGCCTCGAGGCGGGTCATCCGCGTCTCGCAGGCGAGCGACACGGCCGCAGCGTGACCGAGAATGGCCCCGATGCGCGCCTGCTCGCGGCGCCGGGCGGAAGCCTTGGCGCTGCGCCCGTTCATCTCTTCCTTGTCGTCGTCCTCATCGGAATCGTCGTCTTCGTCCGATGCGCGCGAGCGCTTGCCCTTGGGTTCGTCCTTATCGCCATCGTCGTCGCCATCGTCCGCACGGGAGCGTTTGCCCTTGGGCTCGTCCCCATCGTCGTCCTCGTCCGACGCGCGCGAGCGCTTTCCCTTCGGTTCGTCATCCTGCTGCTCGTCATCGGACGCACGCGAGCGCTTGCCCTTGGGCTCGTCCTGATCGTCGGCGTCATCCGCAGCGCGCGATCGCTTGCACTTCGGCTCATCGTCCTGTTGATCGTCCTCGGCAGCGCCGCGGACTTTGCGGGAGAGACCGGTCAAATGCGCGAATCGGCTCGCGCCGGCCGACAGACGGCTGG